ACTTCTTTGGATGGAACATTACCCTTTATAATGTCAGCAGGGGCTGAACAAGGCGCTTGTTTAAATGGACAAGTGTTTATATCTGGTGCTGCTACTCTATATAAAAATAGACATAATAGACTTTTAGATATAGATCATGGAGCTAAGTTAATACTAGAAGTTACTGAAACATTCCAATCTGAAGTAAATAAATGGTTTGAGTGGAGTGATAAAGTAATTACAGATCTAGATGCGGCTAGAGAAATAGCAACTCTATCTAATTGTACTGAAGCTAAAGACTTTTTTAAGTTTCAAAAATCATTAGATGTATCACTAAAGTATTTTCAAGGAGATTATAAACCTAATAAAGCTTTTAAATATCTGTTAGAAAAGTGGATTAATTACTCTTCAAGAATGGGTAAGAATCGGTGGGCTTTGTTTAATACATTTACTGATTGGTCTACTCATGCTCCTACTAGGGCTTCTAATAATACTTCTAATATTGTTTATCTAAGAAGTGAAAAAGTTAAAAAGCAAGTAACTAAAACTTTTGAAACTCAAATAGCAGCATAGGAGTTAGGTATGTTAAATATAATCTTTAACTACATAAAAGAAGTGTTTAATCCAAAACCAAAAGTAATAGAGTCTTGGGAACATGATTGTGAAGTTAAACGATTATATTTAATTTTAGATAAAAAAGAAAAATGTGAATTTTGTAACGAAGAATATTCATCAAAATGAAGGGAATGCAATGGCAATCAGCGACAACATATTTATTTATGATGCAGCAAGAATACAATTTGAATTAGTTAAAGATTATTTTTCTAATAAAGAAGGGTTAACAGATCTACGAATAGGTGTAAGAACTAAAGATGACACTTATGTAAATTTAATTTTTTCTGATTGTACTAATTTAGATATTTCTGTTGAAGGTTTACAAGCTTTAGAAAAGTTTAGAGGTATGCATGAATAAAATTAAAAATATATCAGCCGACATAATTTCAAAAAGAGATTATTTTTTAACGCCTAAAAGATCTGATAGGTTTGAATCTTTTTTTTATCTTTCAGGATGGAGAGTATGTTCTTTTACTATAGGAAATAAAAAGGCAAAAGTTAAACCTTTGTATGGGAATAGTCCTACTAAAACTTTTAACTTATCTGCATTAAAAAAAGATCTATATATAACATATGAGAATGCAGTTAGGGCTGAGTTAGGTAGACAAGTTCTTCATGGAGAAATAGATCGCAAACCTAAGAACTGGCGTAAGGTTTATGGATTAAGAAGTTGACACTCTAGTTGACATTGGTATAATAAATTAACAAACAAAAAGAGAAGAGGTAAATATTTATGGCTACAGTAAATGGGACTGCTTATTGGGCTTCCATAACATCACCTAACACTCGCTTTGATCCTGTCTATACAGTAGATCTAGTAGTAGATGAAAAAACTGCAGATGGCTTTAGATCAAAAGGGTATGTAGTTAAAGATAAAGAATATGGGCCTACCATTGTAATTAAACGTAAAGTTAATCAAGCTAATGGTAAGGTTAGACCTGCACCTAGACTTGTAGATAAGTTTAATAAAGCAGTAGATGTTATGGTAGGTAATGGATCTACTGTTAAAGTTCAATATAAAGAATGGGAATCTAATTGGAAAGGTAAAGCATTCCAAGGTCTAGAACTTCAAGCTGTTCAGATATTAGATCTTGTACAATATGATGCTCCTGATGGTTCAGAGTTTGAAGTTGAAGAAGAAGATGGGGAGGCAATATTCGGTGACTAATTCAACTTATACAAAAGGAGATGTAACTTACGACATTTCAAAGTTACCTAACTCTGAACAAGCTTTGTTAATCTTTGAAGCTTTAAAAAATGTATTGACTAAAAAAAATTCATATCAAAAGGAAGCCTTTATATTAACTGCAGCCCAAGAAACTCTACAAAATCAATTAGAAAGTTTCTTGGATGATACTGCAGTAATAGTTGAAAGCGAAACTAAAGAAGAAAAGACTACTGGCTAAAGGGTTATTTCCTTCCCTTGTGAACTACTTTGCCTAGCAGTAGAGCCAAAGCTAGGTATTCACTTATTTAATAGGAATCTCTTATGGCTTTTATAAAAAGACATCAACCCTGTCCTAGTCCTGATTGTGCAAGTAGTGATGCTTGTGGAATTAATGATGATGGTTCTGCATTTTGTTTTTCTTGTAATACAAGATTTAAAAATTATGAGGAAGCAATGAATGGAGATAACTCTGTAGCAGACTTTAAACAATATAAAAATAATAAAGTTAATGTTGTTGAAGGTGAGTTTATAGAACTAACTGATAGATCTATTAGCTTACAAACTGCTAAGAAGTATGGAGTTAAAGCCATTAAAGAAGATGGTGAAGTAGTTAAACATTACTATCCTTACTATACCGCAAATGAAATTTCAGGTTATAAAGTTAGAAAGACTATAGGAACTGATCCTAAAAACTTTGCTTGGGAAGGTGATAGCAGAAGTACAGGGTTCTTTGGTCAGCAGCTATGCCAAGAAGGAGGTAGATTTCTAACAGTAGTTGAAGGTGAATGTGATGCAATGGCTGCTTATGAATTAATGGGTAGTCAGTATCCAGTAGTATCAATTAAGAATGGTGCTGCAGGAGCCGAAAGAGATTTCAAAGCTAACTTAGAATTTATTGAAAAGTTTCAAACTATTATTATTTCCTTTGATAACGATAAGGAAGGTAGAAAAGCTGCTAGAGCAGTAGCTAAGTTAATTACTCCCGGAAAAGCAAAGATACTTCAAATGCCTGAAGAGTATAAAGATGCTAATGATATGCTACGCCAAGGGTTACATAATTTATATGTAAGTTCTTGGTGGGCTTCAAGTATCTACACTCCTTCTGGAGTATTAAACATATCAGATAACTTTGATAAGTTATTTAAACGTGAAAAGAAAGATTCTATTCCTTACCCTTGGCAGGGTTTAAATGAAAAATTATTTGGTCTTAGACAAGGAGAGTTAGTTACCTTTACTGGAGGTACAGGGCTAGGTAAGACAAGTATTATTAGAGAAATAGAACACTGGCTTATTACTAGAACTGAAGACAATCTTGGTATTGTAGCTCTAGAAGAAGATTGGACAAGAACTGCTGATGGTATTCTATCTATAGAAGCTAATAAAAAATTAGATATAGAACACATCAGAGATGAATATGGTCAGGAGAATTATGAAAAGTTAGCTCAAAAAGTATTAGGTGGTAATAATAAAAATAGAATGTGGGTTCATGCACATTTTGGAGCTAGTGACTTTGATGACATCTTAGCCAAAATAAAATATATGATTGTAGGTTGTGATTGTAAATGGATTATTTTAGATCACTTACAAATGATTGTATCTGCCAGTGCTGAACAAACTAATGAACGTGCATTAATAGATAGAATGATGACTGATCTCCGTAAGATAGTAGAAGAAACTGGAGCAGGTGTTTTACTAGTCTCTCATTTAAAACGTCTAGAAGGTAATAGAGGTCATGAGAATGGAGCTACTGTAGGGCTTAGTCATCTAAGAGGCTCTGGAGGTATAGCACAGATATCAGATTGTGTTATAGCTTTAGAAAGAAATCAGCAAGCTGATGATCCAGTTGAAGCTTTAACTACACATCTAAGAATATTAAAGTCTAGATACACTGGAGATGTTGGTATGGCTGCACATCTAAGATATGACAAAACTACAGGGAGATTACTTGAAGTTTTTTTAGATAATAATGATGATAATGATGAGTTTGAATTATGAAATCTTTAGTATTTGATATAGAAACAGATGGCATAGAAGCTACTAAACTTTGGTGTCTTTCTATTTTAGACACCTCTACTCAAGAACAAACATCTTATGGCCCTTCTGAATTAGAACAAGGGCTTTCTGCTTTAATGGAGGCAGGTACTTTAATTGGTCATAACATTATAGGATATGATATACCTGTAATAAAAAATCTTACCTCTATAGATTTATCAAATAAAATAATAGTAGATACATTAGTTTTATCCCGTCTTTTTAATCCAGTAAGAGAAGGAGGACATGGATTAGAAAGATGGGGGTATATATTAAAGAGTCATAAAATAGATTTTCATGAATACAGTAAGTTTACTCCCGATATGCTGAAGTATTGCGAACAAGATGTCTTATTGAATTACAAAGTCTATGAAAGATTAAAGCAAGAATCTCTAGGTTTCTCTCGACAAAGTGTTGAGATAGAACACGCAGTAGCTAAGATTATGAATGAACAAAGAAACTATGGTTTTCTTTTTAACATAGAAGAAGCCATGAAGTTAGTTGCTACTCTAAATGAAAGAATGAGTGAGATTCAAAGACAAATAAGAAAAGTATTTCTACCTGCTAAAGAAGTATTAAAAATATTCCCACGCCATAATAAACTTAAAAAGTTATTAAAAACGGGTAAGACTAATTATGGTACTAATGTAAGATTAACAGATAAAGAATTTAATTTAATTGAACAACAAACTTTTATTACGAGAGTAATAGAAACAGAATTTAATCCCGGTTCGAGAAAACAAATTGGTGAACGTCTACAAGATTTAGGATGGAAACCAAAAGAATTTACGCCTACCGGACAATCTAAAGTAGATGAAAAAATATTAGCATCTATTAAAAATATTAAAGAAGCTAAAATATTAGCTGAGTTTTTAATGCTCCAAAAAAAGAATAGCTCAAGTAGATTCTTGGTTATCTGATGTAGAAGATGATAATAGAGTTAGAGGGTTTGTAAATCATAATGGAACTATTACTGGTAGGATGACCCATAGAAATCCTAACCTAGCACAAACTCCTAGTGTGTATAGTAAGTATGGTAAAGAATGTAGATCTTGTTGGATTGTTAAACCTAATTATAAATTAGTTGGTGTAGACGCTAGTGGATTAGAATTAAGAATGTTAGCTCACTACATGAATGATGAGGAGTATGTAAATGAAATCGTTAATGGAGACATACACTCCACTAATCAAAGACTTGCAGGGCTTGAATCAAGAAATCAGGCAAAGACTTTCATCTATGCATTACTCTACGGAGCAGGAGATTCAAGACTTGGGGAGATTCTCGGAGGAACTAAACGTACTGGTGCACACCTTAGAAAATCATTTATTAATAATCTCCCATCATTCAATGATCTTAAAACAAGAGTTAGCAGAGAAGCACGGAAAGGATTCATTAAAGCATTAGATGGACGCAAGTTAATAATTAGAAGTGAACATTCAGCTTTGAATACTTTACTACAGGGAGCAGGTTCTATTGTAATGAAGAAAGCTTTAATTCTTTTAAATGAAAAGTTACATAATATAGATGCTCATTTTGTAGCTAATGTTCATGATGAATGGCAAATAGAAGTAAAAGAAGATATGGCTGATACTGTAGGTAAGTTAGGAGTAGAATGTATTATACAAGCAGGTGAGCTTTTAAAGCTTAGATGTCCTTTAGATGGGGAGTATAAGGTTGGGAAAAACTGGAGTGAAACTCACTAAGATTACTGAGCCTTCAAGTAAACTATCTACTTGCTCTATAGGAGATATTACTGAGTATAAAGCTGTTATATGGTTAATAGAAAATAATTTTAAAGTATTTAAAAACAGTGAATGTACTGGCCCTATAGATTTAATTGCTATTTCAGATACAGGAGAAATTAAATTTATAGATGTTAAAACTAATTATAGGCCCAAGAAACGCTCAGAGATACAAAAAGAATTAGGTGTTGTTGCATTAAGACCTTCTGCAAAAGGAGGATTTCATTTTATAAAACATCACAAGAAATAAAGGAAGTAACTAAATGAAAGAAATTGTAGAAGATATTTATAAAAAAATTGATGAGATTAATTCTAATTCTTTACATATACCTGAGAAATATATAACAGAGTTTTCAGAATCTATGGGTCAAGCTTTATTAGAATGGTCAAAGCCCAGAGAAAACAAAGACTTTACACTTAGGTTTTCTAACATTGGTAAACCTGCTAGACAATTATGGTTTGAAAAAAGAAGTCCTGCAAAACAAAATCAACCCTCACCTACTTTACAAATTAAATTTTTATACGGACATTTACTAGAACAACTACTTTTATTTTTAGTAAAGCTTTCAGGTAATGGAATTTCTGCAGAACAGAAAGAGGTAGAGATAGGCGGTATTAAAGGTCACATGGATTGTAAAATAAATAACAAAGTAGTAGATATTAAATCTGCTTCTAAGTTTTCTTTTAACAAATTTAAAAGTGGTGGTTTAAGAGATGATGACCCCTTTGGCTACATAACACAGTTAGCTGCTTATGAACAAGCAGAAGAAGGAGAAGACAGTTATTTCTTAGTTATCGACAAAGAAACTGGTGAGTTATGTACGTATACTCCAGAAGAGTTAGATAAACCTAATGCTGCTGAAACTATTAAAGATTTAAAAGTTATGTTAGATAGGGAGCAACCACCTGATTATTGTTATCCTACTGTAGAAGAAGGAAAGAAAGGTAACAGAAAAATACATAAAAATTGTGTGTACTGTTCATTCAAAAAAGAATGTTACAAAGATTCAAATGGTGGAGAAGGACTTAGAGTTTTTAAATATGCTAGAGGTTTAGTATACTTGACAAATGTTAGATCAACTCCAAATGTTGAAGAAATTTATGAATGGTAAAAGAGCTAAAAAAATTAGGAATATTGCATTAAATTTATTACTAGAAGGGTTAAAAAATAAATTACCTACAGACTCTACAGAAATAAATATAAAAAATATAAAGTCTTACTTACCTAAAGATAGATATTTTATTAATGCTGAAGGTTCTAGATGCAATAATTTTTACACTCCTAAGTGGGCTGTAAATGAATTAAAAAAAGAATTTAAAAATAGACCAGTAACAACAAAGGTAGTTATTGAAATAATATGACGCAACCTAAAAGAAAAGTTAAATCTGGTGCAAGGAAACGTAGAGTTAAAAGACCAGTGGAAAAGAATTTAATTACTGGTTATGACTCTAATTGGGAATATGAACTTCATGTAGGCCCATTAAAAGATTGGAGTATTCATACTGATAAAGTATATTACGTTACTAATCATTCTTATACTCCTGATTTTATTAAAAAGTTAGATGATAAATTAATTTATTTAGAAGCCAAAGGACGTTTTTGGGATTATCAAGAGTACAATAAATATGTATGGATAAGAAAAGCTTTACCTGAAAATACAGAATTAGTATTTTTATTTGCTAATCCTTCAGCCCCTATGCCTCAAGCTAAAAGAAGAAAAGATGGTACTAAACGTAGCCATGCAGAGTGGGCAGAAGCTAATGGATTTAGATGGTTTGGTAAATATTCTTTACCTCCAGAGTGGATAGACCCTAAAAGTATTATTTTAGAAAATGAAGATTATCCAGAAGAATCAGAGTAAAAATAAAAAGGAAACCTTATGTCAATAAATGATGCAACACCTGAAGAGTGGAATGAAATAACTATTTTAGATAGAGCTAAACAAATGCAGCCTGATCTCTTTCCTGAAACTCAAGAAGTTAAACGTACTGATGCTGAGATACAAAAACCTTTACATTATAATCAAGGTAATGTGGAATGTATTGAAGGCATTGAAGCTATGTTAACTCCAGAAGAATACATAGGGTACCTACGTGGAAACTCTTTAAAGTATAGATGGAGGTTTCCTTACAAGCATGGTATGAAAGATATATATAAAGCTGAATTTTATGAAAGAAAATTGTTAATAAAATTAAGAGAAAAATATTCTCCTTCAGAAGAAAATGGAAGCTAACTTAGCAAGTTGTAAAATTGTTATTACTAGTAAAAATAAACTAGTAACAGAAATATCTATGCTGCCTATAGATAAAGTAGATACAGTTTTTAAAGATGTGTATTCTCAACAGCGTGTTAAAACAATAGTGCGAGAAAGCACAATAGCTTTTAATGCATTACATAAAAAACTAGAAAATGAGTTAAATGCTTTATTATGATAGATGATGAAATATTAAGTTTTGAACATCCAGTAGTTTCTTCACTTAGAGTGAATGCTGAAGTAATAAAACATTTAACTAATATGGATTGCTATGAAGATTTATT